CTGCGCTTGACATAAAAGAGAATCCAGATCGTCTGTTTTTAAGGTAACACATTCCGTAGGATCTGTTATCTGCTTTACAAGCTTCCCAAAATATAAAGAAGAGTCTGTTTGCTTCTCTGTAGTCGGGAGCTCCAACATCAATTTTTGACCATTGCAAGTACATGTAATGAGTACCAGTAATATATACAGGACTGCCACAATTGTAGAAATGAAAACCTTGTTCTCTACGCTTAAATTCTTGATCGATATAGTCATACCACTTTTCTTTAAAACTTATAGGATGATCTTCCCAATCAAACCTAGTTTTTATTCTTTGTAATTCTTTTGGATATTCAAATCTTTCCCAATACTGCTCCGTTTTATTTTTGCTTCGTTTATACGGTTCATCTGCTGTTGGTAGAGCAATCCTGAGATTTTGTATTTCAATGATCTGTCCAATTTTACCTGTTTTACTTATTACTACAAAATCATAATCGGCATTATAGCCATATTCCCATTTTTTATATCTATTATTTTTAGATAATATTTTAGGATTTATAATATTTTTTACTTCTTTCCAAAGCGTTTGTTTATAACTCACTTACTTCTCCCTTCTGCAAAACCTTTAAAGCTTTTAACTTGTTTAGTTTTATCTTCACCGTCTAGTACGTTTTGTTCTTCTTCAATACGTTGTAATATTTCAAACGCATCCATGATACAAAGCTTTTTAGTAGCAGCAGCGTTTTTTAATCTATCAGCTGCAAGATCATCATTGCCAGCGTCAGTAATAATTTGTTCTTCAGCTACTTTAATTAACTCGTCTACCGCTTTACGCCCAGCTCGGATTATATTCTTTCTCGTTTCCTTCGTACTCATGAGTTAGTGCTATATCATTTGATTTCATACAATATAAACGTTCATTATTTATTATAAACTCAAATTCAGAGTTTGGTGTAAATGTAACTAACGTTCCAGGTGTTATTTTAATAGCTTCTAAAGACTTATTGCTATATTTTACTATACCAACATTAGGTTGTTCTTTTCTATTTAATAAGAAGTCTTTATTTGCTATAGGTTTTATAAAACAATAATTTAAATGAGATATATTGTTATACATATATATTTGTTCAGGATATGCAAAGTATAAATCATCTTTAAAAAATGTAGATGAATTTTTTTCTCTACCTTTCATATCGTAATACCTTCTAAATATATTATGATGAACGTATACTATATCTTGTTCTTTAATTATTGTTTTATAAGCAGTAGGGGTTGATATTACTCTAGCTTTTTTACTAACAAAAACATGATCTTCAATACTAGTATTAATAATAAGTTCATTATTATTAATTTGTCGTATGTTGTCATATCTGTTTTCTAAAGGAGTAATTATAAATTGATATAAACTTTTCATTAATAACTTAAATCGTATTCAACTGATATAGCCATATTACGATTAAATTTTTTCCAAGGAAGAACTTCGTTATTTTTTATTATATATATATTGTAAGAATCATCTTCATTTTCAAAAAGTATATTGTTTATAATATGTTTGCCATAAACCTCTTGTCCAATGGAATAATGCATTGCTTCATTCTTATAATCAGAACCTATACTAATCTTTCTTATCTTCTTCATCTTCTACTTCCGTATA